CGCATCACCATTGCTAGGGTTAAGTGGGAGGGTAAGAGTAAATGCGCCTCCAGAGGTGTCTGCCGCGATTAGGTCTGCTGCTTCTAAGGTTCGGGCTGACGAGACTACGGTATAGTTGATGTCGGGCTGCGGGCCAGTCGGCCCTTGAGGGCCGCTCTCTATAATTTCAATTGTTTCGTTTTCTTGGTTAAAAACCTCAACAATTTCAATTTCCCTCTCTGTGATCTCAATGACCTCTTGGCTCATCGGGCGATCTCCTGATAGACCTTGGCTTTCCCAGTGGCAAATGCGATATAAGTATAGCCGAGGTAAAGTTCGATTTCATAGACGTTGTCGCCTGCTGTGAGGTTTGCGGCCTGTGTGGCGGTGATTTCGATTTCGATGGTGCCCGCTGACCCGCCGAGGGTAATTCCGCTTCCAGAGGTCAATGTGAGCAAAGTGGCACTATCCTTGGCACACTCCCGAATAACCATGTTGGCCCCGTAGCCCGAAAGATTGACTGGGACATTAGACTTCCCCTTACAAGACTTGGTCAGATAACGAAACTTCGCCGTCCATGTCTTTCCTTGGACGATTTCAATATCTCTTTCAAGTCTCCAGTAGTTGGTCATTTATAAACTGGTAGCCAGAATTGATTGGTTCCAACACGAATCTCAATGAAGTCATTGATCTGGTTGTTGGTTGCGGGGTTTGAGTTGGTGTGGTTGGTGGAGAAGTCTACAAACCCATTAACCACAAGATTGGTGGTTGCCGTCACAGTGCCAGTAGCTGTCAGAGTTCCAGATGCCGTGACATTGGAGAAGGAGACGTTGTTAGTGGCTCCGAGTTCTATGGCAGTGCGGAAGTTGGCATTGTTGGTGTTGGTGAGGGCTGGGAGGGGGATTCCTAAGTTGGTTCGGGATTCATCCTTGTTGGTGACGTTGATTGCACCTCCTACATTAATGTTGGTGATAGTGGTTACAACGCCCGTAGAGGTTAATGTTCCAGACGCTGTGATATTAGAGAAAGAGACGCTGTTGGTGGATCCAAGTTCTATGGCAGTGCGGAAATTCGTGACGTTGGTGTTGGTGAGGGCTGGGAGGCCGAGACCGAGGTTGGTGCGGGTTGTGGCAATGTTTGATGCGGCGTTTGAACCAACAAGAGAAATTGATCCATTGTCAATTTGAACAGTCCCTTGAAATGTTTGTGTTTCGGGCTCGTAACGAAGATCACCTAACCAATAAATTGCCCCATTTGAAAAATTAAGTTGCCCAGCATCCAAAGAAACATTTTGAAAAGAAACACTATTTGTTGTTCCCAACCCCAAATTAGTTCTGCTTGCCGCCGCATTAGCTGCTGCATTGGTTCCCGAAAAATAGATAGGCTCAATGTAGGAGATGTTATCGGCTAACATCCATGCTCCGTTGCGATACATCAGTAGAACCGCTTCATCAAGCTGGTTAAGTGTAATAAGATTAGTTGCTGCGCCCAATTGCCTGATAGCCGTCACTGCATTGGTTGAATTGGCAAGATGGGTAATAGTAGCTCTATCTCCTTCAAATGTGGTTGCGGGATTTGTGGGTAATGTCACCGTATTGGTAACCCCAGATACCGAAGGAGCTAGGCTAAACAGAAAAAGATTGCGACTATTTGTGGCGGCATTTGTTGATGTTCCAGTAACATTTGTCTGATATTGGACAGTTGTGGATATCGGGGCTACTGCCCAGAAATTAGTCGGGCTTACTACAGATCCACCTGTATCGACCAATACTGGATTAGTGTTAGATCCAAAAAGTGCAGCTTGGAATGTGGCTGCGTTTGTATTGGTGAGCCCAGTCCAAGGCATTCCAAGATTGGTTCTGCTTACTGCCGCATTGGATGAGGCATTGGTGCCCAAAAAAAGTATAGGCTTTCTAACAATAATTGTACCGCCTGCCGCGCCATCAATCGAAAAAAATTCAACACCATTTTGGTTAAAAAATAACGAGTCAGCCCCATAAGTTATGGAGTTTGTTATTTCTCCGTCTTGGTATAATTCAATACTTTCAAATCTAACAACATTTGTTACCCCAAGCCCGATGGCATTACGGAAGTTTGTGGCATCTGTATTCGTAAGCGCAAACCAACCCAATCCAAGGTTTGTTCTTGCGGTTGCGGCGTTGGTGGCCCCAGTTCCACCGCTTAATACAGAAAGCGTTCCATTAACATTGCTAAAATTTACTGATGGAATATTAGATGCTGGAATTTGACCAACAATATTTGTCGCCTGTAGATTTGTTAAATTTACTGCATTACTTGAAGACAGATTTGTCAAAACAGATGAAGCAGATTGAAACGCAGTTGAAGGATTGGTTGCTGCCGTCCCAAGTCCAGTGATGTTGGCGGCAGTTAAATTTGTAAGTCCAGCGCCATTTCCATTGGTTCGCAGAATGTTTGCTGGGAAGTTTATGAGATTAGTCGCGTCTCCATTGGTGGCCAAAGCTCCAATAGTGGTTCTGGCTGCTGCGGCGTTGGTGGCGATAAACAATGCATCTCCTACTGTCGTTGAGCCTAAGTTTTGTCGGGCATTAGCCGCGTTGGTGGCTCCTGTCCCACCCTGTCCAACACTCAATGTTCCAACGATGTTAGATGCAGCAATGTTGGTTAGGCTTGAACCTTCTCCAGAAGCAAGGTTGCTAAGTATGACCGAAGACGGTTGAAATGCGGATGCAGGATTTGTGGCTGCGCTTCCCAATCCTAATCCAGCCCGCGCATTGGAGGCATCGCCACTCCAGAAATTGGTGGGCTGGACTACAGCGTTGTTGGTTCCGACAAGAACATTGCGGGTTTGGGAGTAGCCAGAAACAACCAAGGCTCCAGAGATAAGTAGGGCAATTAAGTTTTTCATTGTTACATTAGTCGCTTCCAAACTCTTTTAGTTCCAGTTTGGCTATCATAGTCGTTAGGTCGAACTATGAAAGGCAGATTTTCAGCATCTGTCCCTGAAGACAACTGATAAATAGCAGGGATTCCGTCAATAACCAAAAAGATAACAATTCCAACGGCATAGGTTCCGCTAACTGTATTAAGACTGTCCAGATTTGTTGATCCACCGCCATCTAATCCCGTAATCGAAGGCTCAACACGAAGGATGTTTACGCTAGGAGTTTGGATCGGGGTCGAGGACACGCCGATAACGCTAGAAGACGGAATAGGAATACAGATCTTGCTCATTTATCGGGTAACCTCTGGTGAAATGATAACGTTGCCTTGCAGGATGCGGGTTGTGACGGCCCCGTTGTAAAGTTCAAGGTCATATACGGCTTTATTACAGACCGAGAGCGATGCCGTGTCAGACGCCGAAATAAATAGTCTAATAGATCCTGTAGCCTCATTCAAGACGATTCTACCATTAGTTGTAGACAATTCAAGAATTAGTGCTTTGGATTCGGGCTTTGACCGAATATGCATCTTGGCCGTATAGCCCGCAAGATTTACAGGAGTCGAAGGTTCACCCGTCTCGTAAAACAGTGTTTGATTAAACGTGGCACCTTGGAATATGCAAATATCCGCTTCGGCAATCGGTAGTTGAGCCATAAATGGCAAATAGAATCTACCAATTCTTCCTTATAGTCAAGGCTTGTTTGAGTTTTTTAAACGTCTCTTTGTTGAGTCGTTTCTTTTCCTCAATCGCCTCGCTGCCAGCCATAGCTCCAAATACCTTACGAGCAACAAATAGTCCTACAGCAAATGAGTCAAATAAATCGGGGGACTTGCCGATGCGCTTTTTCATGTCGGTCTTGGACTCAATGATGATCTTTCTGGTTCGGCGCACATACTTTCTTTGAGTCATCTCCCACGCCAGATCAGGGGTAATCCCCTTGAGTTGCTCACACTCCAAGAAGTATCGGGCGGCGAAACAGAGTTCTGACGCCATATTGTGGAACAATTCCTTGCCAACTTGCGGTTTTCCTGTGACCTCGTTTCTCATGGCGTATTGGGCACTGACTGGCAGATCGGAAGCCGCTCCTGCAAAACTTACTGCATGCCAACCTTTTAGGATTTCTCGTTCTCCGATTGACCAGAAAATACCGCCAGCCGAAGCATCTACCCCCATCCATTGATTTGGAATTCCTAACTTAAGAGAGAGATCGTGGATTTGCTGGATCATTTCGTATTGGAAGTCTTCTTGAGACCCTGCCCTTCGGTTGAGGACATACTGTTTCTCGACAGCTATCGCCCATTTACCACTGATCAGCTTGCCATACTTGAGGTGGGTAAACACGAAGCGGTCACCGCCTTCAGTATAACTGGGGTCGATTCCTGCAATATCTTTCGGAGTTCCATCCCAGATTGGCTTGTCTAACGCCCCATGGCGAGCCAGCAGGATGTCCGAGACAATCGTGGAATCGTCAGCGTCAGCAGGAGGCCAGAAACCCCTGAACTTCCTCCAATACTGTGGATTAAGTTCTCCAAGCTCCTTTCGGGCCAAGGCCACATCATTGGGTTTTGGGAGAAACGGATAGCGCAGTCCCTTGCCAGCATCGAACGATTGTTGGTTGGGATTGTCATTTTCTGAATCAAACCTGATACATACTCCCTCAATACCAGCCACCCGTATCTTCCAGTTCGGGGTTTGCTCGTCCACACTCATCCACCCCTTGATGGGTTCGCAAAATTTTCCATGGGGATCGAAGATGGAAGACGGGTTGCCAGCGCCGACGATATAAAGTTCTTGTGCGCCCTTAAATCCCCAGACCGCTTCGTTGATTACCGAGGCTGAACAGTCTTGTAACTCGTCTATTATCAACACGATACGACGATTCTTCTTGCCCTGAAGCCGCTTTTGGGCATCGTCCTTGTATTCGTCACCCGCTGCCAGAAGCATAATAGACGAGGCATCACTGACTCCTGTTTCGGGGTCGATCACAGCACCCTCTTCGTCCGAGAGCTTTATAATATCCATGGACTCAATGAGTCGGCCAGAGGCTAATCCCATGTTTCGGGCCTCGCGATACATCTTGACCAGTGCTGCCCAGATACGCTGCTTGGCGTCTATTTTCGACGTAGAGACCACAATGGTCATTGTATTGATTGGATCGCAGAACCAATTGACCAGCGCAAACGCCGCCATGCCGTAGGACTTGCCAGAGTCGGTTCCGCCAGCTAGACCTGTAACACTTCGGACAAATCGGTTTCCCGTGGCATCGTCCACTTCATAGACTTGGTTGCAGAATGCCTGTGCGCTGAGTTCCGCCCACCTGTGCCATTGGAAGGTTGGCCAGATTGCCGATACAACATTGCGATAATGTCGAGCCTTGCCAAGTCCTCCTTCTTCGGGGGTAAGTCCCTGTAAGAAGGCGTCCATCTCAATGCGGATTGGCGTAATTGCCTGTCCGTCTTTAGGTAACCACAACCTCCCGTATTTCTCTATCCCTTGATCAACTGTTGCCATTTATGAAATTTATACTAAACTAATCTGGATGGAGAAAAAGCGCAAGAGCGGAGAGCGGGATTGGGACGCGCCCGAAAACCGTATTAAAAAACAGAATGCATTTCGACTCTACGCCGCTGGTAGGGATTTGCCAGAGGTGATGAGGGCTTTGGAAACCAAGCATAAACCCACTCTTGAGAAGATGATCTATAGCGAGAAGTGGGATGACTATGCCAAAATCTGGCAGGAAAATCCCGAAACAGAAAACCTCTACCCTTGGGATAAA